ATCTCAGGTCCAATCTCTACCAACCACTCATCTGTTTGACCATCGCTACCATCTTGTACAATATCTCTACGAAGCTGGAAATCAGATTCGGAAAGAACACGAGCGTCAAAGTTGTTGAAGTCAACAGCAACAGCGTAATCTTCATAAGCACCCTTCAACATTGGATGAGGTACGAATTTTAACATACCTACAGGTCCCATGTATTCGAGTACTCTTAGACCAGCTTGTGTTTCTTCACCCATCATAGCATTGAAAGCGGCTCCGTTACCAGCACGTACCATTGAAGCTAGTTTAAGCATCCATTTGTTTGATGCAAAAACTGTCTTTTCCATTGAACCATCAATAGTATCTTGGAAAATAGCTTCAACAACAGCATCAAAATCACCAACTGTACCAGAAGAGTTATTCAACTGAAGGTCAGTTACGCTTTCGCCATTATTGGTTTGAACAACACCAGCGCTACCACCAACACCAAATCCTGCAAAGGTTCTCTTTGGGTTAGCAGAACTTGAATCAAGACTGATTGCTCCATTGAAAAGCATTGCATGCTCAACGTTGACTTTGATTTGTGCAAGTTTACGAGCTTGTAATCTTGCTAGCTCTGGACCACCATACTGCTCAGAAACTCTTGCAGTACGAGTGATTGTGTAAGGCTCACGAAAAATCTGTGTACAGTTTTTTAATCTACGAACTTTTTTACGAGTTTCAGCGCCAACTGCAGCACCTTCAGCAATACCACTTACACCTTGAGTAGCAAAAGTTTCAGCATTTGTTAAGTTTGCACCATCAGTGCCAGCTTCATATGCAAACTTACCACTTGAACTACCAGCGCCTGAAGCAGTACCAATAAATGTAATTGTTGTAATCTGATTATCTGTAATCATATCAGTTGCATCAGCTACACTATTGTATGTAAAAGTAGTACCAGAAAAAGTACCACCAACAAATTGTACGTGCTTATCAGTTGGACTAGCTAAGTTTACTTCTTTACCAATCGCAATACACATAAAGTGAGTGTTGCTTTCGCCTTGACCACTTGAACCAGAAATAGTATAAATACCACCTAATTCAAAAAGCTCAACTTGTGCTTGTCTTGGTAATTTAATAATTGATTGATGACCATTTGCGCCACCAGTTTGTGAATCTACAACATCACTATCTGCAGTCATTTCTGCTGCAGTTAATTTAGTAGACCTTTTGATAAAATACTCATCTTCCATCCATTCAAAAATCGGTACAGGAGTTCCGACTGTGCCTGCACGACCTGAAACAGATAGCAAAGGTGTGACAGATTCATTGTAATAATAAATCTGTGGACCTAATTCGAGTACTTGTCTTTGTGAACCATCAGAGAACTGAGTTGCAGTTCCTGAACCATATGTATATGCCATTTGACATTACTCCTTTATTAAGGTTATTTTTTGCTAAATTGCATAATACCTTTCATAAATTCGTCAAGTTCTTTATCTGCTGGTTTTTTTACAGGTGGAGCTTTTCCTTCGACTGCTGCTCCACTTTGTACTTTTTCCATCTTCAACACTTTATTGTCCTTAACGTCTTTAGAAGTAGTATTTGCATCTTCTTGTTTATCATTAAGAACTTTCCATACTTTTACCATGTTTTTAGTTGTGACATTTTCTGGTGCGTTCATAAAACCATAAAATGATTTTATTTCTTCATCAGACATACCTAAAGATTTTAGCTCATTTATTTCAGCTTGTCTTTGTTTAACTTTTGTTTCTTCTTTACGAATACCTTCAAATTGATTCATAGCTTTTTTAGCGCCTTGGTCAATTAACCATTGGTCGTATTCCATTCTCCATTTTTGAGATTCTGAACCTTCGATTTGTTCTTCTGTAATATCATAATCTTCAGGCTTTGGAGGAGGTCCATCAGCTTCTTGCTTTTGAGCTTCTTGCTGTAGCATCTCAATTAGTTTTGGATTTTCATTAAGCCATTTATCTAAAATTTCTAGTTTTTCGTAATGAGTACTTTTTTGTTTTAACTCAGATTCAGCTTTATCTTTTGCGCTTTGAATATTCTTATAGGCATCAGCAAGTTTTGCTCTACCATCTTCAGTATCTTCAAACTTGTTATCTATCAACCATTTTCGAACTTCTTCAACAGCTTTTTCTTCTTTTGCTGTTTGTTCTTCAGCAGAAACTTCTTGTGTTTCTTCTTGAGTTTCTTCTGTTTCTGGGTTTTGTACTTCTTGTTCTTCTGCTTCGCTTTCCACCGCTGGCGCTAATGAGCCTTCATTAAATTGGGTAAGCATACCCATAAGGTTATCATTTCCAGTTTCTTGTGTACTTGTCGCTTGTTCAGACATTAGATGCTCCTTTACTTATTGGTTATCCTAATCCAAAAGGTTCATCGACTGGATTAGGAGCCGATTGTTCTGAGTTAATCTCGTTTCTGAGTCCAGCTATATCAATAGCTGTTTGTTGTGTTAATTCCTTCTGTTTCCTCTCTTCATTCTTTGCTGTCGCCCTCAAGTTACTAACTGCCTGCTGTACAGGTTTTGTAGCCTCAGATACTTCTGCTCTCATCTTACTATGGAACAGTTCTCTTTCTCTTGTTTGCAAGTCACCAGTTATTGCTTTTAATTGATTAGCAAGCTGTTGATTTTCTGCTCTAAGTTTTTCTATTTCACTCATCCTAGCTATTAATGATGTTTTATCTACATCTCCTTGTAGACCCATAATAACTTGAGTTTTATCATATATACCTGCTTGCAGTAATTGAATATCTCTTGATAAATCTGCAGTTGGGCTTTTAGTTCTTGTACTTCCAATAACAACACGAATATCAACTTCAGCAGTTGTAACATCGTATATTCTATCTATTGCTAGTGTATAATCATTTAGTACAGGTACATTGATTTTTAATTCTTTTTCTATGCCTAGCGGATTCATAACTCTAAGCACTCTTTCTTTATCGTAAACATATGGAATATATTTAGATACAATTTTTCCAATATTAGTTAGCATGTCATATATTGGAAGTATTTTAAAATTTTGTTTTCTTGAAGCTGACTCATCTAATATTCTAGCTTCTCCAAAAGTTCCGACTGCTCCAGCAGGGTTGCCTTGTTGAAATTTATATGAACCAAAAACAGTTTCTATATCTGTTTCATATCTTTGTTTTTCAACATAAAGTTGCGAGCTAATTGCAGGCGGAGATAATTCTTTTATTTTACCTTCTCGCAAAGCAGATGGATTTGCACGAATTATTGCATTTGGTACAAACCATTTTTCTAATTCTTCAGGGTCAATAGCACCATCTTCGTAAATAAGTTTGAAGCTGGCAGTGCTTGTAGCATGTGAGATAAGCAATGCCTCGGTTCTATTTAACATACGCTGTGGGGTTTTTGCATGCCTCACATCGCCAGCTGGAAATGGATTACCATTATGTTCATTACAAGCTGGTACTATTGGATAATCTTCTAATGGTAAAACTACGTCGTATAAAATTAAATCTCCAACAGCAAATATTTCTCTTATTCTTGTTACATATATTTTTTCTTCTTCAACTTGATTTTCTTCTATATATGCTTTAAATCTTTCAGTATTTTTAAATTCATCATATTCTTCTTTGGTAAAACTTTTTTGTCTTTTAGTAATTGAATCAGTTAAAAGTATTTGCTCTTCAGTTACTTTACACCATCTTATATATTTTCTTATTCTTGGCTGACCATCATCATTTACATCGGCTCTACGGATAATTTCATCACGATTGTATTTTGTTGTAGAGTAATCATCGTCACGATAATCTTCTCTAGCATCATCTATTTCTTTTGCATACTCTGGAAACACAGACTTCATAGCAGTCTTTGTTGTTGTATCAGAAAGTATTAATGATGCAGCATCTCTAAAAAATGGGTCAGTTGAATTTGGGTCAACATATATATTTTCTGGTGCTATTCTTTTTATTTTAATACCACCTCTGCCCTGCTCAGATTGCCAATCTGGATAAACATACATGTATGCTAATCCTTTTACAATATAATCTTTGACACAAGTACGAAAATGTCTATCACCATCAGAATCATACCAGATTTTATCTAACAATCTATTGTAGACAAAAGCAACTTCTGAATCTGTTTTACCTACAGGTCTTACATCCCATTCTGGAGATGAGCCTGCTACGTTTGAAAGGACTTGCTCAACAGCAGGTCTTATTTTATTGTTGGCTTCTGGTGGTTGACCAACTGAAACTAAATAATCTTTTTGTGCTTGTGTTAATTGAAGTCCTAAATAGAATTCTTCATCTTCTGACATTTGATATTTATGTTCTTCTGCAGAAGATTGATAATAAATATATTCTTCTTCTATGTCAGATGCAGTTATTTCATCTAACTTTATATTTTTTAAATTTATCATTCTTGCCTATATTAATCATTATTTTATATATTATGCAAATATCCTTTGTCCAGTTTCCCAATCTATTCCAACAAAGCCTGAACTCCTAACAATTCTATCCCCATCCTCATCATATCCATGTCTAGGCGCATATATATCATCAATCGCCCATCTCAAGGCATCTAATGTATCTTTTTTAAAACTTCCATGTTCTTTAAAGTTTAACAATTCTTGTTCCAGCTCCCAATGCTCATCTTTTATAAACATTGCTTTGCTAGCAAAATAAGGTTGTAGCTGTTTTATTCTGTAAAACTTGCTTTTTATAGCTTTTTTAGGCGATATATTGTAAAATTTGCCCATTTTTTTAGATTCTCTTGTCATGTAATCAGACAACATAACATGCCCAGTTTCTTCTATATTTATTATTTTTGGCTCATAAAACTCTATCATTTCAAACAATTTATCTGCTAAATCCATTGGAGCCATCTGACCTCTGTGATAATCTATAATATATATGTTATTTTCAGCATCAACACCAATAACCATTATAACAGAAAAGTCTGCTTTGATATTTTCAGATGATGCAGGGTCAACACCCATAAAAATATTTACAGGTGTTTCATATGTATCGCCTTCAAAGTCTTGATATATAACAGGGAATCCATTTGCATTGTCAAAAGTTCCTTCCCAGTATGATATATTTTCTTTTTTAAAAACTCTAAAGCTATCATCCATGGGAATGTTTTGATATTCTTGGTAGAAATATGCTACATCTCCCTCAGAAATAAGTCTATCTCTTTCGGCAATCAACCAATCATAAGGTCTGTAATCTTCCCACAATACCTTTGGTTTACCTTTTTTATCTAAAATCTCTTTGCCACTTGCAGTAAAGAACCCATCTTTGTTGTCTTGCAGTATAGCTTGAAAGAAAAGACTATCCCATCCTTTAATTTTCCTTTTTCCATTTCTATCATATGCTAATGGTCCAGCTATTCTATTTAAATAAGATTCTTCATCTACAATAGTTCCAATAAATATTAGCTTAGAATCTCCTGAACCTGCGATTACTGCACCATTTAACCATTGTCTAAATTGGTCACGCAAAGTTTGTGTTGCTGTATTTCTTTCGCCTTCTCCATCATCAATTACAGTTAATGTTGGTCTGTATGCTCCATACTTTAGCCCTCTAACTTTTTGCCCTGTACCACGAATTAATACTTTGCAATAGCTATTTGGATTGCCTTCTTCATCAAAACCAGCTATAAATTCTTTTTCTTCTTTGCCCCAGTTCCTACCTTTTCGGTCGCCAAAAAAATATTTAAGTTTTTCGTTGTATTCAATTTCATTTCCTATAGTTTCAAGATAAAACTTTGATTGTTTTTCTGATTCCGATATTAAAAGAATAAATTTTTCTTCATCAAACAAAATCCTATGTAAAGGGTATACAAGATTAATAAGTGTAGATTTTGCATGACCTCTAGGCGCAACAACTGCTAGCTTTGAGCCAATATCTAGATTTAAAAGTTTTGATACTATTTTTTTATGAAACTCAGGCGACTTACTTCTAATATGATAATGCATAGGTTGCTCTGGGTCGCCAAGAATAAATTTGGCAAAAAAGAATATATCTAAGTACATTCTTTTCATCAATGCTTCTCTTTCTTCTATGGTATATGATAACTGCATTATTTAATTTTATTTTTCACTCTTAATATTTGTGCGCTCAAATATACGCAAGCATCTAACAATTCTTCTAAAGTTTCTTGTACAAAATCTCTGCCATCTTTTAGTGGTACATCTTGATTGTATTTTGACTGACCTAAATCTAGCCTATCTGAAATCATTTTTTTGATTTCTTCGTTGATACCTTTTTCTTTTTTTTCTTGCGTAATTTTTTCATACCCTTCATTAATGTCGTTTTTAATCGTGATGTTCCGTCTGTGAATCGAAGTTGGTTTGTAGATAAATGTTTAGGCATCTGCCCTCCCAAAAAAATTATTTTCATAAATATCAAGTTTGCTGTTTAATTCATCAATATGTTCAATCATATTTAAAATTAACTCTGAAACTTTTGGCTCTACAAACATTTCTTTATTATCAAGCATAATGATACCTGAATAGTTTGTATCTATTTCAATCGATATGGTTGCTTTCGGTATTTTCCGTTTCAAGAACACCATCTATTCCTTTTTCCTTTACAATATTAATTAATTTACCAATGTCTTTATCTGATAATTCTTTTCTAGCTTCTGCTAGCAATTTCTTATCTCCATCTGAAATCATAATAATATTTTGTGTCTTTTCTTCTTTTTCTTTCTTTGTATGTCCTAATAAATCGGAAACTCTGTTGAGTGCATTAAGTTTCGCATTTGGTG